CACGAGGGATACCTCCTGCGCCCCCCGGACCAGATGGCGTCGTACCAGCCGAGTCAGGATTGACTGCAATGTTTACCGTTGTCGTATTGTTCGTAGATCCTCCTGCCCCACCAGGGCCAGCGGTGCCACCAGTGCCAGCATTCCCCCGCGCGCCAGCCGCGCCAGCATTACCAGCATTGCCAGGGTTGCCAGGGTTCCCTGCTAGTCCTCTCGCACCGCCAGTTCCGCCGCTGCCATTATTCCCTGGGTTTCCTGGGTTGCCAGAATTACCAGGAGCACCCTTCCCGGCGATTGAGACCGCCTGAACGCCGAACGGGGACGTGAAAATTCCGCTTGCGTTGAAAGTCGCAGACCCCGCTGGGACGATGGTCCTCCGAAGAAGGCTGGATACAGCGATGGGCATGATTTACCCCTCAAAATTAGCCAGTGCAGCCCAATCAATCGCCTTGATCGCATCGACGCCGTAGACGAGAACAGTTTCACGAGGTGGGACATCCTTGAAGTCGAACGCCTTGTCGTATGTCACAAACGGAAAAGATGTCACGTTGGCTGCATACGGGGTGTTTGCAAAAGTTTCATTTGCCCAGTTGATGCAGATTTCATGCTGCTCCGGATCTGCGTAGTGCAGATGCGAGAACTCAATGCCGCTGGCTTTCATATGCTGAAAAGCCTCAAATGATTCGAGCGCCGATGAGTTGAAGCCGGTGTAGAGATAGAAGCTAACGTTTGCTCTGTGTGCCATCGTGCTCTCCTTTCTTACGAGACATTTGCCATTGCGAAAGTGCCGAACCAGCTAGAACCGGCGTCGACGGTGAAGAATGTCAGGACATCGATGTCAGATGCCCCGGTCGATAGTGTTGGGGTTTGGCCTTCTGTGTACTTGGCATTTGTAAACGTCGCGGTTCTGTTTCCACTACCGTCCTGACGCAGCACGATGACGACCGGCCTCGAATAACCTGAAGCGGGTGGATTGGTGAATGTGAACGTTACGTTGTTGCCAAGCGTGATGTCGAAGATGTTCGAGAGACTCGTGTCGATGTTGTATGTCGATGCAGAAACAGTGCCGACTGTCGTGATTGTCTCCCGATACGCTTCAAGCGTGGAGTTGTCGATCGTCGCCGTCACGCTGCCGCCAGAGATCGACACATTGGATGAGTCCTGCGTGGCGATCGTGCCGAGGCCAAGATTTGTGCGGGCTGTCGATGCGTTCGACAGATCGCTCAGGTTGTTGCTCGGCTGGAGGATGTCTCCACCAGCAGCCGTGGCGAAGACAGTGGCTGCGCCGCTGAGATTGATTGCCGCGCCAGATGCAGAACTCTCGCTCGGAGTCCGAGAGAGCGTTGTTCCAGACGCCGTGTAAACGCCTGCGCCGATTTCCCAGTTCGATCCGTCCTCGATGACGTAGCGAACTGTTTGCCCATTAGTGACGCCCGCAGCCGCGAAGGATTGGTATCCTGTCACCGCAGAGCCGAGAGTAATCGTACCTGTGCCTGTAGTGGCCGTCGCCATCTTGGCGCGGTTGACGAGCGTCACCATGTCACTTCACCTCAAGCGATCTGAAGAACGCCGTTTGCCGCCGAGAAATCGACCGTGAGGCTGTCGCCATCGTTCAACGTCAGGGACGAGCCGTAGTCATAGTAGCCGATCAGCGGGTCGGCCGGCGCTGTCACCGTGTCGTTGTAGATGTAGACGTAGCGGAACGGGCCAGTCGTGCCGCCGGTCGAGGTGAGCGTGATATCAGCCAGCACCAGCTTGTAGGTGCCGCCGGTCTGCGTCGACGAGGTCGTCGTGACGTTGCGGCTCGAGAGGTTCGTGTAGGTGATCTGGGTCACGTTCGCCAGGACCCCATTGTTGTCCGAAGTCGGGTTGCTCGACTCAGAACCGGGGGCGGTGTTCGAAAGGGCGATCACGATCTGGTCACTTTCGAGATCCATGTTGTGGACCGCGTTCTTCACGAAGTCGTTGACCTTGTTAAAGGTAGCCATCGAAGGAGTCTCCTGTAGAGGATGCGCGCGTGCGGCATCTTAGCATCATTCATGCAGGCGGACTAGGCCATTGCGGGGCGCGGGGGTCGGCTGTGTTGGCCGGTAAATCACGCAGCGTCTGACGGTAGGCGGCCCATGCAGCGCGGTCTACCGGCGCATCCATCGTCTGCGTCCAATCGCTAACGGAGAGGCGGCGGTTGCGTTCGCGGCGCAACTCAGGCCACGCCTCTTCGATTTCGGCTGCATCGATCTCGGACTGCGTAAACAGGACCACTTGATCGTTTTCCCAGCGACTGAAGCGATCATGCGCTCCTTCAATCCAATGCCCACCGTCGGGGACCATAGCCGGATCAAGATCGCCGGTAGTCGTAAATGTTCCTGACCACGATCCATCGACATTGTAGATGGTAAACTTCATCTCAAGCCTCCATCACGAGCGCTGCGACAACACCATCGACTGTGGCACTACCGCTGGTGTTGTTTACATGCTTGACGGTGAACCCAATCGTGCCAGAAGTGCTTGTTGATGTCGCTGTCGAAACAAAAGTAGCCGGGCTTGCGTTATAGGAACCGCCCTCGAAAATCCATGCGATTGCAGTCGTTGAGTAGTCAAGCGTCACATTGGTCCCTGTCGCTGTGACTTCTAGTCTTGGGCTTTCTCCGCTTGAATACCCCCTAATCTGCGTCACAACCATCATCTTGGAGCCACTTTTTACCCCACTGAACGAAACTGTGTAAGTCGATGTAGCATTTCTTGCTATGGTTCCCGTGATGGATGTCGAGTTCGCCACCGCAAGACCTGGCAAGCGATCCGCCGAGATCGTGCCAGCCGTGATATCTCCAGCGTTCAATGTTCCGCGAATAGTGGCGCTCTGGAACTCGGCAGTGCCTGTGTCGCGCGTGATCTTCCAGCCAGACGTTCCGGCAACATAGTTATCTGACTGGATCGTCCCGCTGATCTTGGCGCTCGTGATTGCAGCGTTCTGGATCTTCGCATTCGTGATAAGCGCGTCGCCGATCTGAGCGCTCGTCGTGATGATCCCGCTGGTCGCAAGGAGGCCGCCTGTTATGGTGTTGGCGACGATCTTGTTGCCCGTGATGGTAGCCGCAGCGATCTCTGCGGCGGTAACCGCGTTCGCCGCGATCTTCGGTGTCGTAATGGCATCGTTCGCGATCTTGGTCTCGGTAATCGAGCCAGCGGCGACATCAGCAATAACAAGCGTCCAAGCTGATCCTGTCCACTGATACAGCTTCCCGTCAGTGCGATTGTAGATCTTTTCACCGACGAACGCGCCTGACCCTGGAAGACTGGTGACATCGCGGATCGCATAGAGGCCCTGCGCGGTGAACAAGCTGTAGATGCCATTGGCGAAGTCTGCGTCATCCAAGTAGGTAGTTGTGGCGCTTACGCCGGCAGTGAAGGCAGACTTGTTGCCGCTGAAGTCGACGGATTTCAGCCAGTAGTAGCGGGTGACGCTCAGACCGAGATTGTTGCGGATGAAGTTCGATCCCGCCGAGATGCCGACCAACGTCGAGGTCGCAGAGTTGTCGACAGTGTTTTCGTAGACTTCGACGTGACTGAAATCAGAGTCAGCCGGATTCGTCCATTTGATCTCGATATAGCCGAACTGCCCATTCGCGGTGATAGCGGTCGGCAAGCCTGGGGCAGTCGTATCACCGCCGCCGGTAAAGGTGACGCTGGTCCAGCCGCCGCGTACCCCTGCAATGGTGACGGCCCGAACTCGAAAGATATACTGGATGCCATCGATGAGCGGCGAAATCTCGATGTCGCTCTCGTCTGTGGTCGTCGCCGCGTAGCTGCTATCTGCAACCGGTCTCCACTCGACATCATAGTAGTCGACGAACTTGTTCGACACATCGTCCCAATTCAGGATAACAGAGTTGATGAACGTGCCGTCCCCTTGTGTGCGCCCACCGCCAGATGCGGTCAGATTGGTCACTGTCAGCCCGGATGACGGATCAGGCAGGTTAGAGTTGTTGCCGGTGATCGCGCTCTCTTCAGCCGTCCACGAGAATGCCGCTGAACTGGTCTCCCGCAGCGTCATCGTGACGCGCAGGTCGCCAGCTTCCCCATTGGCGCCGAATGTCCACGACACGACTTCGAACTCTTTCACCGACCAGCCATAGCGATCGATCGTAAGCGCCACGATGTCGCCGACCTGCAATTCCAACGCGGCCATGCCGAAGTCGGCAGTGAAGGTCAGTTGCTCCCGGTTGCGGAAGAGCATCTGCTTCGCGAGCCGCTGCACAGTCGCCGACGAGGTTGTCAGCGGGAACTCGATGTCGACCGGGCTTTCGACTCCATCGTCCTCGGCGATGAATGCGGCTGAGCGAAGTTCAGGGTACTCGGCAGCGATCCAACGCTGCGCTGCATCGTTGAACGTCCCTCGCACGATGTTGAAGTTGTCCCTCATCGGGACGCGGGTCTGCGTGCTGATCTCCGACACAATATCGTCGAGGGTCAGCGTCTTGACGGGCGCCGTGTAGTAGCCGGGCTTCAGCTTCCAACTGCCGCCACCCCACCAGAGCGACCCGCCACATGCCGTGACCATCTGTTGGAGGGCATCTTGAATACTCTGATCTGCGGAGATCACGCCGTTGATCGTGTATCGCTTTTCCGTACCGCCGCCCGATAGGCTGACATTCTCGTCGCACACGTTGGCCGCCGCCGAGAAGCTGGTGTTGTCGATCGCGCTATCACCAAGTCCACGAGCGTCGACCAGATAGTCACGGATGCAGAGAGCAGCGTTGGCGGAAAATGCCGTCGTGCTGGTGCGCGGGTCGAAGACCTTTTTCCCCTGTACGACAGCCGAGAAGAGCGGGATGCCGTTTGTGAACACATCCTGATCGTACTCGAGCCTGACGTAGAGATAGGCGATCCCGCGTCCGCGAAAGTCGGATGTGATCTGAGCGCTTTCTGCCAGCAGGTCCGCGTCGGTTGTCTGGGCGGCCGTCCCGAGATGCTTCTTGATGCGGATCTTCGAGTTCCAACCACCAGAGGTCACGAACCCGCTACCATCCAGCGTGGCGACCTCGTCGTTGATGTAGATGTCGCCGATCGCGTTGACCTCGTGGCCGGCGAGCACGATGACCATGTGCAAGTACTGGTTCGTCGTGCCAGTCGCCTCGAGGTAGGTGATGGTGCCACCCTTGCGAACCGTGCCGTAGACATAGTTCTGCGGGTCTGTCGCACCCCGCGTATTTGTCAGCAAACCGCGCATCTGACCGAAGCTGGGCTTCGGCGCCAGCGCCCGCAGAAGGGCCACTGTCACGATCGTGTAGGCGACATAGCCAAGGACAGTCGCAACCATCCCCGTGATGCCGACCTTGGCGAGCAGCGCGACAAATACCTGGGGCATCAGACCCAACTCCCTGCGACATGGTCGATGTCTAGGTATACCACGCCCGCAGCCAGAAGGAACGCTGCCTTCTCACCGTTGGCTATGCCCAGAGCATAGTCGAACGAGCGGTTCCTGTTCGCTCTAGCTACCACGAGTGCGCCCCGAGGCGGCACCGCTTCCCAGCGCATGAGACGCGCATCCAGTGCCCTCTGTAGCGTCGGGTGCCCGTAGACCTGCGCGAGCGTCCTGCGGCTCAGTGGCCGCCCTGAGCGCCCCAAGTAGCGGCCCAGCCAATCGTCTGCGAAGCCGTGGCCGTGCATCCTATGCCAGGCTTCATTCGTGAACGTCAGACAGTCATGCGCGCCCCATGCGAAAGGCCGATCAGCGACCTCGCGCAGATAATCTTGCAGGGCGTCAAGGTTGGGAGTCATTCGCTTTCTCGATCGTCCGTCCCCAGGGGATGTCTCGATCTTGCAGGTCTGCGACGTAGCTGAAGAACGTGTCGCCGGGATATGCCGCCTGCTGGCTCTCATGCGTGTAGCGGCGAGGCTTCGTGCGCTCCAACTCCACCAGCTTTGAGTCGACGACAAGCGAGATCACGCCCGACTGCCCGTCCTCCGCGATCGTCATCACATTCATCTGGCCGCTGAAAACCTCGATGAAGTTCGAAGAGCCGGTGACATCGATCAGACCGAAGAGAACCCGGCAGCGACGCCGCTGGTAAGGCTCTGCAAGCGCCAGGCTGATGATCGTCGCATCGATGGCAGAGAGTTCGATCGTGATCGACTTGGCCGACATGTCGGCGACCTCCTCGAGGCCGCTGAT